AAGCTGTAAATCAGTTTAGTAAATCGCTTACGGAAGAAACTAACAGACTTATCAAAATTAGAGCCTTAGCCACAGATATAAGTGCTAAAGCCCTGTATAAGGCAGAATTTGAACCAGATGGGTCAGCGGCTCATTATGAGGCATTTGAGAATATACCAGTGCTTAATGATATAGCTGAGGAGACTGCACAGTTTATCAAAGACCGGTTAGATAAATATCTTGAAGATAAAAGTGCAAAACTTGAAGATTGTGTTGCAGCTATGATGGCAGAATTTGGGTTTGCACAGGGTAATGATTTGGGAAAAGTAACAGCCAGTTTAAACAGGCCTAACAATAGCTTAAAGAATTCCAAGCAGTCAAAGAACCAGCAGGAAGATAAGAAAATCAGTGCAACAGGAAAGGCGAATACTCCCAGTTAAAAGAGGTATCTGTTGTGATAAGTGCGGAAAGGCCATTGATACGCAAAAATACAGTTTAGAGGAATATGTGTATAAGCGCATTGTCCGTGGAAAGATGAAATATTATTGCTGTTATAACCATATGCGTGTTGCACAGCTTGAAGAGGAAGCTGCAAAGCAGGCAAAGAAGTTGGCACAGCGGAAAGCGGGGAATAAGTAATGGCTAAGTTAAGCAAAGAGGAGCAGGCACGAAGGGAAGGTATGTCATATGCCCTGAGAGTTGCCAGGGAAAAGGGTATAGATGGACTTGAAGAGGAACTTAAGTTCAGACAGGCATATGATGTACCACTTAAGATATCTCAGACAGAGCTTGAGCATTTTGCAGAAACTATCAAACAGACAATAATGGACACAGTACTGCTGATGAGCTCATACGTGCTTAGGGATAATTTTGGATTTGGAACTAAGCGTATGAACAGATTTATCCGGAAATTCAACGAATACACAGAGAGCCTTGTTGGTGGATATGTGAAGTGGAAGGATATAGCAGAAGCTATGACAGCAGAAACAGGTATTGAATTTCACATAAGGTCTGATGATGAAGAACTGAGGTGCTGATATGGCAGATGGATATGAGTGTGAAGGTCAGATGAGCATATACGAGTTCCTGGATAAAGAACCAGAGGAGAGAAAGTGGAATCGAATCCCGGATACATTTCCCAAGGAACTGGGATACCGATATGACCTGGAGATGAAGCTTGTTTACGCAGATGGTACAGAACTAATAACAGCAGCGACATACAACAGGTTGTGTTTCATAATTCCAGGAGCAAGGAAGGACGAAACACCTGTGAAAAAATATTGGAGGTATAAGGAGAATTGATTATGAACAGACAGGATATAGTAAATGAATTAAGAGACAGAGGATATGTAGCAGAGATTAAAGATGTTAAGAAGAATGGTACAGTACTTAAGGGCATTGTGATAATTGGAGAGGCTAACCCAACTCCAATTATTTATACAGATAAAATTATTGAGAATGAGAATAGTGTAAGCTCTGCTGCTGATATGGTTCTTTCATTGTATAAAGAACATAGCCCATGCGATATTCAGATGGAAGATATATTAAAAGCAGAATATCTTAAAGATAAGCTGTTTATAACACTTTGCAAGGCAGGAGCGGAGTCTGTGAATATAACAAGACATAATGCATATCTTGAAGGTGTGGATGACTGTCTGGCAGCAGCATTAATTAATACACCTGGCAAAGGTGCAATAATGAAGATACCAGAGGAGCTTCTAAAAAAAATAGGAATGAAGGAAGAAACAGCATGGGAGATAGCGAGAGCTAATACTGTTAAGAATGCACATATAGGATTGTTTGGTGATGTGCTGGCAGGAATGATTAAGGAAGATGGGGAAGGTGAAGAATTAATAGAGGCTGCAAAAGCTGTATCGAGAAGAATGGTAATAGCTTCTAATGCTAATAAATTCCACGGAGCTGGTGTAATATATGCAATGGATAGGATAAAGAGAATTGCAAATGCAGATAAGATTATTGTGATACCAAGCAGCATACATGAGCTGATTATATATAAGTATGATGAAGATATGGATATAGAAGATTTTAACTATATGGTAAAAGAGGTTAATAAGGAGCTGGATCCGGAAGATGTGTTAAGTGACAGAGTATATGTGTTGTAGGAGGTACAGAATGGAGTTACAGATATTTAACAATAGTGAATTCGGACAGATAAGGACGGTTATAGTAGATAGCGAGCCTATGTTTTGTTTGGCGGATGTATGCAAAGCGTTAGAAATTACACATATTACAGATGTTAAAAATAGACTCAAACAAGATGGGGTCGGTACTGCCGAGGTCATAGATAATATAGGAAGAAAACAGAATGCGACATTTATAAATGAAAGTAATCTCTATAAGACAATCTTTCAGAGCAGAAAAGAAAGCGCTGAGAGATTTACAGAATGGGTAACATCAGAGGTGCTTCCAAGCATACGAAAGACAGGAAGCTATCAGAAGCCGCTTTCAACACAGGAAATGATGAGGATACAGTTAGGTATGATAGATGATGTTTCTGATAGGGTTACAAAGTTAGAGAACACTATGAACATAGATTATGGACAGCAGCACAGTTTAGGTGAGCTTATATCATCAAGGGTTATAGAACTGGTAGGTGGAAAGAAGTCAAATGCTTATAGAGAAATAGGCAGGAAGGTGTTCACGGAAATAAATCACGATTACAAGGATTACTTTAATGTCAATGCAAGAGGCAATACACCAAGGCTTAAATACGAGGAAGCTGTGGAGTATGTAAAGAACTGGATACCAAGCACTAACACAATGACGATGATTAAGGATTGTAATGCGCAGGTGACTATGCCGGAAGATTGGAGGTAAAGAAAGTGAGATTAATAGATGCGGATAAATTAAAAAAGGAAATAGAGAACTATTTTATAGACAAAATTACAAAACATAAGTACAACGTGGATTGTGTCGATTGTAATGCTGAATTACAAGAAATTCTTGCTAGTCAAGAAAAGTATGATGTAGCTGTGGAACAGGAGAACATACAATGAGATTAATAGATGCAGATGCTTTTAAAGAATATATAAAGAATGGCTTTCAAGATGCAATGAATCTCTTTAAAAATGAAGAAGGCAGAGATGTAGCAAGACAGATAACAGAGGCATTCTGCCGTGATATAGATGAGCAGCCAACAGCCTATGACATTGATAAGGTTGTTGAACAGTTGAAAGAAAGAAGCAAAGAGTTTAATTCTGGCTTGAGATTGCATGGAAAACCAGAAGATATGCTTACTGATGAAGCAATTGAGATAGTAAAGGCAGGTAATAAATAATGGATGATAGCAGAGTACAGGCAATGCCGAGAAAGAATTAAAAGAGCAAGGCCTTAGTGTTGTTAATCCAGCAAAGGTGTTATCACAAATGCCAGCAGATACAACAAGCTATGAGGAGTACATGCAGATGTCTATTATGATGTTAAGTATGTGTTCACACATATATATGCTTAAAGGCTGGGAAAAGTCCACAGGAGCTAATAGGGAGTTCGGATATGCGTTAGCAAGCGATATGATAATTATGAGAGAGTTTTGAAACAATGTATAGTCAGTTAAAGTTTGAAGAGTGTATGACATTTAAAGAAAAAATGGAAGCACAAGGGTGGCATAATTGCTATGATGCAGAACCAGATAAGCCAGGAATATATCAGATATACAGACGGAACGGAAGTAAAGGAAAGGCATATTACAAAGGCAATCATATATGGCAGCAGTTAACCAATGATGGCTGGGAATTTAATTGGTGGAGAGAGACGAAAGGAAGGTAATTATATTGAAAGAAGTTAAACATTACATATGTGAGATATGTGGAACAGAATACAATGATAAAACCAGAGCACAGCATTGTGAAAAAGGACATTGTAAGCCATTGGAAATAATAAAGGAACGTTATTTAAGTGCAGGTTATAACGCTAAGGGGTATCCATTAGAAATAACAGTAAAGATGGCGGATGGCACAGAACAGAAATATAAGAGATAGGTAGGTGTAGTGAGTGGAAGAACAGTACAATATCAAAGAAATATTGATACAGTATGAAGACTTGGTAAAGGAGAGAGAATCATTAAAAGAATCTATATCTCAGATAGAGAAAAGGATAAGTAAGATGGAGCAGGAAGGATATACTGTAATAGATAGTGTATCAGGCG